TCGACTACCCCGCCATACCATAGGGGGAGATATGGCAAATACGTATTTAGAAAGGACACAGGCGCTTGTTGTAGCGTTTGAGAGCCTAAGCAAAGAAGAATTACCAAAGCAAAAACGTAAGCTACTTTTTAGCGGTAATGTGCTTGAGGCAACAGGCAAGGCAACTATTACCTACAAGCCCGTAAAGTGTTCAGACGGTTCAACTGAGTTATACCCACTAACGGTTATGTGGACTGATAACGGTATGGACTATGCTATAAACCTTATGGACTATAGCAATGCTGAATGATGTTTCACCAGCTCAAGCTGAGAAACTCTATCAAGCCGTCCTAAATTGCGATATAGATGTTATCCCGTCTGAATTGGACGGGGTAACCGTCATAAAAGGGCGTACATATCCGTTTAGAGACTTGCTAAAAGAGTTCGGCGCTATATGGGATAGCGATACTAAAGAGTGGTTAGTGGACTTTTCAGACGCTACCGAACTAGGAGACTACTTTCTAAGCCTGTTCTAAGGCGTTCTAAGCCCCTATATTGCCACTGCTGGATAATTTCCCGTAAAACAACTAAATAGCCTTGTAGAAAGCCTTTGAGAAGTGTTGTACAATGTTTCTCAGAGGCTACGTCTTTATGTAGCTACCGTGTACCGCTTAGTGAGCGGTTAAAAAGTCAACTTAGACGGGAGAAAAGCAATGCAGGACATTCAGGACATTCTAAAGGCTCAGGGTATTGAGGTCACAGAAGAGCAGATGAAAGCTATTAAGAACGGCGTTCTTGAGAATTACCGTTCCAAGGCTGAAACCGAGGCTAAGGCTGCTAAGGTTAAAGAACTTGAAACACAGCTGGAAAAGGCTAACGCTGCACTTGAGAGCGCCTCAAAGGTAGACCCTGCTAAGTCTGAAGAGATTGAAGCCCTCAAAACTCAGATTGCTGAGTATGAGAAAGCAGAAACAGAGCGTAAGACCAAAGAGGCTGAAACCGCTAGCCGTTCGGACTTTAAGGCTAAGTTTGACGCTGAAATTGGTTCTAAGAAGTTCGTTTCTAAGGTTGTAGGTGACGCAATTTTTAATGCTGCCTATGCAACCGCTAAGGCTAACCCTGATATGAGCATTGCAGACGTACTCAAAACCGCTACAGGTGATGATAAGGGTATCTTTGCCAACCCACAGGCTGACCCTCAAAAAATGCCTATGGGTGAGCCAACGGCTCAAGGCGTTCAGCCTATTCAGTCACTAGAGCAGGTTAAGGGTATGAGCGTGGACGATGTGCGCAAGCACATGGACGAAATTAACAAGTTACTGAACAAGTAAGGGGTTCTACTATGGCAACTACTAAGTTTGTTCCACAGATTTGGTCTGCTAAGATTCTCGATTCTCTCGATAAGGCACTTGTTTATAACAAGCTGTTTAATACCGACTACGAGGGCGAGATTACTGAGGCGGGTGACACCGTTCATATCGGTTCTATCGGTAAGGTTACTGTCAAGCCTTACACTAAGGGTTCAGCTATTGCAGCCCCTGACGCTGTAAACGTTGAAGAGCAGACCCTTGTCATTGATAAGGCTGAGTACTTCAATGTTTCCGTTGATGACGTTGACGCTGCACAGTCTAAGGCTAATCTGATTGACGGCGCTACCACTGAGGCGGGCAATTCCTTTGCTGATTCTACCGACCAGTATCTTGCTAGCGTTCTTGCTGCTAAGGGCGGCGTTAAGCTGGGTACTACCGCTGCGCCTATTACCATTACCAAGGAAAACGCTTATGACACTCTGATTGACCTCAAGGTTAAGCTGGACAAGGCTAATCTTCCTAAGACTGGTCGTGTTTGTGTTGTTCCTGCTGAGTTTGAGGGCTATATGCTCCGTGACCCTCGATTTGTCGCAGTCTCTGACGCAGGTGAGCAGCGTCTCACTGAGGGTACTGTTTACCGTGCTGCTGGTTTTGAGATTCAGACCTCTAATAACGCTCCTAGCCCTGCTGCTAACGTGTTCACCGTTATTGCTGGTTCACCTGTTTGCGGTACTTTCGCTAATCAGGTTCTTAAGACCGAGGCATACCGCCCAACTGACCGCTTTGCGGACGCTGTTAAGGGCTTGCACGTCTACGGTGCAACCGTAACCCGTCCAAACGCTGTTGGACTTGCTTACGTTAAGTTCACCGCTTAAGCGCTACCCCGTCTGTCAATTTAGCCCCTGCCTGTTAAAATACGGGTAGGGGCTTTTTACTAGAGAAAGAGGGTTGTAATGTATCTGACCTATGACAAATACGTATCTATGGGCGGTAAGCTGGACAATATCGCATTTGCTAAGGCTGAGGCTGAGGCTGAGAGTTTGCTCGATGTATGGACGCTCAACCGCCTAAAGTCTCAAAGCGTTCTAAGCGATTTAGAGGCGCAGGGTTTGGGTGGTGCGGTAAGTAATGCCACAATGGCAATTATCGACCGTCTAGACGGTATCAGAGAGGCTAGAAAGGCTATTGCTAGCGGTCAAGTTGTAACAAGTTTCAACAACGGCGTTAATTCTTTCAGTTTTGCCAACGGTGGCACTACAAACAATCAAGCTGAGATTGAGGCTTACGTTAGGGTTTGCGAGTTGCTACCGATTGATGTTGTTTCGGCGTGTGTTTGCTTTAACAATGCGAGGTAAACGCTATGAACATCAACACTTCACGCCTACTAAATAGGACTGTAACCGTTATCAACCGCCTAGACGCTGAACACCATGATTTGGAGTATGACGCATACAAGGCAACCGTATACAGCCCTGCTATGTGGTCTGAGAGGGTTCAGAGGTCTGTAACCTCAGACGGTCAAGCGGTTACGGCTAAGTCCTACACGGTTCAGATACCTGTAGACACTATACACGCTGAGAATGGCACTCAGGCTATCGCTGGAATTGGTGATTTTGTCGTTTTGGGACACGTTGTTGTTCCCGCTGGTTCAAGCAGAACAGACGTTCTAAAGCAGCTAAGCGGGTTACCATGCTTTGAGGTTCAAACTGTACGTGATTTATCGACAAATGGAGCGATTGAAAACGGTGCAGGTGTACTTAAATATTTGAACGTTCTTCATTTAGAGGGTACGGGAATTGGTAGGGGGTAGTAAAAATTGGTAGACCCCCCCTACCAAAAATTGGTAGACCCCTACCAAATTTTAATACCCCTATATATAGTTATAAGAAAGAGATAATCTAGAAATAGATAATATAGGTTAAAGAAAATATAAAAAGAAATTGGCGCAACTATGGCAAAGATTGAGCATGATTTAGGAAAAGTCTACGCATTCATTGACGGGGCTAACTCAGACCCTACTCTAGGGCGTTTCCTCGCTACAGAGGCAGCCCGTGGAATGACGCCCTATGTTCCTATGTTCACGGGTATACTTGCAGCAAGCGCAACCGTTGAGCCGTTCGCAGTGACCTATAACACGCCCTACGCCCGCTATGTCTATTACGGTGACCGTATGCGTATCTCCAAAGAACGCCACCCGTTGGCTAGTACTCACTGGGATAGACCCTATTTGGCTGCACACCTAGAAGATTTGTGTAGGGCTGGAACGAACTTTCTCAACAAAAGGCACTAGAGCCGTTTTAAGCCTTACAATAGACTAAAACGGGTAAGCACTTAGGAAACGGCGTAAATAAGCCTTAGAATGGCTTAGAAAGTCTCTGAGAGGTATCTAATGAACATACAGGGTAAGACTAAAGCGGTTCAAGAATGGTTAAAGACTAACCCGCTGATTGGTAAGCGCCTTAAAATCAACGCTACCGATATGAAAGAGGGAGAAATATCGGTAAATGTGGTATCTAACACCGACCTAGACACGGCTTTTATTGACGGTACGCAGGAACGCAAATACACGTTTTCTATTTCGTTCGTAAAAAGCTGGTCGGCTGGATACGATAAGGTCAACATTGAGGCTGTGGAGTTCGGCGAGAAAGTCACCGACTGGATAACGGCGCAGTATCTCAACGACAATATGCCTGACTTTGGGAAATCGTGTACAATTAGGGCAATTAAACCGCTGCAAAATATCCCTGACTGTTCAGCGGTTTATAGTGAGACTGGTAACGCCCGTTACCAGCTTTTATGCGATATCGTATATTGGGAGAAAGAGGCATAATTATGCAGCTAACAAGGGATAAATTTGTACCGCTTATTGATGTTTCTGAACAAAAGAACCTTTCTAAGCTGGTACGTATCGACAAGTCGACAAAGTTTGAATTGTCGTTCAACGCACAGACCGACACAAAGGGCTACATTTGCGACAAGAACGACAGTACAGAGGTTACAGGTTACCAGCCTGAGTTGCCTGAGGAAATTATCCTAGACAATACTAACCCTCTGTTTAAGTTCATGTTTGAGTACGCTAAGAAGTTTCCTATCGGTACGGCTTGTAACGTACCTGTTGTTTTGGGTATTCCTAGCATGACCACAGGCGCAACTACAGACGCTATTTTGTGGCAAGAGGCAAGTATCATTATCGATACTCTGAACACCGTAGACGGCACTCTTTCGTTTAAGATTGGTCTGAACGGTACGCCTAAAATGGGTACTCTTACGGGCTTGGGTACTGATAACGTTAAGTTCACAGCTGCTACAAACGTGTAATTTTGCGTTAAATGCTATACTAGGGGCTAAGGGGTAAACCTTTAGCCCCCTTTTTTATCCACGTAGAAAGGTAAAACAATGGTTGAGTACACAGACGGTCAAGGTATTACGTTTGAGTTGCCTAAGCTGACTACAAAGCTAATGGCAGAAATGAGCAAGGTTACGCAGAGCGGTGATATTGTCGAGACTGTTAAGGCTAAATACGGCTTTGTAAAGCTATGTCTACCCGCTGAGTACCTCAAAGAGCGCCTAGACGGGTCTAAGATTGACGATATCGACCTTGTAGAGTTGGCTAAAGTCTATTCAGACGTTGCAAATGCTTATAGCGCCCCTATGTTCGAGGCTAACACGCAGGGCGTAACTGAACAGCTAGACCGTATTAAACCTATGGTAGACGTTGCTCAATCAATGGCAAACGTGGCAGCTGCTAATAAGAACACAAGGCAAGTTTTCAAGGCTATCTAATGATTGACTTGAGATATTCAGACCTCCCCGCCGCCTTAGAGGTTGACGGGGAGGTTTTCGCTATCAAAACAGACTTTAGAGTGTGGTTAGCGTGGTTAGAGAGCCTAGAAGTTAACGGGATAGCTGAGTACGGCATATTCGAGAGCGATATACCACAGGGGGATAGCTGGGTAGAGGTTGCTCAACAGTTCGCACTAAGCGCCCCTGTAACGCCTGTAGGCAAGGCAGTAGAAACCGTACAAGCGTTCGACTTTATTCGAGATGGTGACTACATCGTAGGTTCATTCCAACAAGCCTACGGTATAGACCTCACAGACCCCGCCCTAAAAATGCACTGGCATAGGTTTCTAGCCCTGTTCAGGTCGTTGCCTGAAACGTGCATAATGTCGAAGATTATGGGTTATCGTACGTTCAAGAAATCAGATAAAGACGATTATAATAAGAGCATGGAAAAGGCTAAGAGAGCCTATACACTACCGCAAAAACATACGTTCATGACTGAACAAAAAGCGGTACAGGATAAAGCTATAGATGACTGGGCGGACTGGGCGTTTGGTAAGGCTACACTGTAACCCTAAAGTAACCCTAAAGTTAGCAGGTCATAAGGCAGAAAGAGGTCAAAATTGGCGGACGGCGCTATTAAAATCACGCTTGATGTGCTAACGGGAGACGCTAAGGGTAAGGTCAATGAGTTTGTAGGGGCTACCGATGAAGCAATAGGGTCTGTAGGTGACAAATCAAGTAGCACGTTTGACGCTCTGAAAATCGCTGGTATCGCTGCATTTACGGCGGTAGCGGCGG